CCGACCCCTCTAAAAATCTGACTACCCTTCCCTAAGTAGGAGGGACTTAACCCATGTCCATTAACTACACACAAATCGCGAAGGATTTTGCAACTTGGTACTCTGTCGCCGCCGCCGTTATGGGTGCCGCAGGGCACAAGGCTTACCAGTGGCTCAAGGCAAAGCTTGCAGCCGCCGAAGCCGCAGCCAAGGCCAAAGCCGCAAAGCTCGAAGCCGACGCAAAGAAGCTGTAATCCAGCCAGTTCGAAATTGACAAAAGCCCCATCCTTTTCAGGGATTGGGGCTTTTTCTGCTTTGCTAATGAAAATGGTTCGAACCATTTTTTAACTACCAGACCCCTCTTTAGGGCAAACTTCGACGGCAACGCCGAAGCGTAGTGAAATTGGTGGACTCGGTGGGATTTGAACCCACGACCCTCGCCTTGGCAAGACGTTGCTCTCCCAAACTGAGCTACGAGCCCTCGGGTTGTAAAAGTTTTCATGATCCCCAGCGCATCAACGCTGGGGATTTTCGTTTACCTCTTTCCGTCGCCTGTCAACCGACAGGTCGTCTAGTTATGAAATTCAGAATTGGGCAAATCACCATCGTTGTCGAATAATTTCCCCATGTCCCGGCCTGCTTAAAAGTACCTCCCAAACAAAAAGGAGCCTCCCCATTTTCGCTTCCTTGGGTGAGACTCCTATACAGACTTCGGAGGTTCCCCAGTTCTGCTTTATCTGGCGAATCCCCTATCAGTACATCTCGATAGTCTGAAAACCCCAGTTCTGTAAACCCATTGTCGATCCCGCTCGCTATCTACGGCATCTATTAGAAGTTACGGATTTTGATTTTGTATTATTCCGAGGCTTGTAGTATTATTACTCTATGGGTACTCCGCGAACCCGTGTTTGCGAAAGACACGGGACGAAAATGCGTCGATACAAAAATCGAGGACGTGAAGACTGGGCTCAATGGCATTGCTCTACCTGCGATGCCGAAACAAAAAGAGCTTGGTACGCCGCCGACCCTCGCCGACGTATGCTGCAACATATACGCGCCCGCGCACGTCAAACTAACCTACCGTTTTCGCTTACTCTCGACGACATCGTAATCCCCGAATTTTGCCCCGTATTAGGGTTGAAACTCACCAAGAACGACCGTCGAGGCGCTAGAGAAACTTCCCCATCCGTAGATCGCCATCGTCCTGCTCTCGGTTATGTTCCCAGCAACGTAACGGTCATATCTTGGAGAGCCAACAGACTTCGAAATGATGCTACGCTGGAAGAGTTGGAAAAGATTGTGGCGTATGTGCGAGGGTTGCAATGAGCACTAAACTGAGAACGGGCGTTAGGGTATCTGGTGATCCCTCGACGCCCTTGCTCCTCGAAAAGCCGATCCCCAAACAGCACAACATTCTCGTCGGGGATGATCTGGCACAAATCCGCTTCGCGGAACGCTATCTATCTCACGCACATTTCTGCACGGAAGGCTGCGAAGAGGAGAATCATTTCAGGCTCAAATGCGTCGATGTCGAAACTGTTCAGGACGAGATGGTGCTGGGCAAGGATGAGCCGTCTCTGCTTCGAGTTGACCGCTCCCGCGACATCGATTTGTCTTCCAAGGTAAAGGCGAACGTCGGCGTCTGGGCTCTCGCTCCGATCACTAAGGGCAGCGATGGGGCTAACGCCATTGTTCGTTTCGCCGCAGGGCTACTTGAACTGGAGCGGCCTGCCCGCGCTTCAGTGGAGAAGTTCGGCGATGCAATGGTGCGAATGATGAGTGACCTGAGTGTCCACAAAGAAGTGGACGACATCTACGCAGCGATCTGGGCTGCCGCGTGGTTATTGACAGGCCCCGAACCCCCGCCGTTCAAGTTTTGGCCGCACCCGTGGAACAACCACCTGACGTGGTTTCCTCGTGGGATGAACCCCAACCTCCGTCTCAACTCCCTGTACAAGGAACTGGTGGTCTACGTCTTTGCTCGGGAGGGGGATGAGTACGCGGCCCGGAAAATAGGCAAATTTAAGCCCCGAGAATTCAATATGTTGAAAAAATTACGGCTCCCCATAGGGCGCGTTTTTGACAGTATTGTTGAGCTTTCAAGGTGGCGATTGCACAAGGGCGACCCCTACATCTGTGCCCTCAAGCTTGCCAAAATCTGGGAAACACAGTAGTATGTAAATGGGGACATATTCCCCGAGGAGAATCAAAGAATGAGAAAGTCAATTCTAGTAGTCCTTGCGGCTCTCGTCCTCATGGTCGGTTCCGCGTTTTCGCAAATCAAGCCTTACGTCGATGCTGGCGTCGGCTATCAGTCCACCTTCACGGGCACACAGAACGTGACGGCCTCCAACCCGTCCTTCAACCTTGGCGCAGGAGTTGAACTCAACTCGAAGCACCTGTTGGCGGACATCAATGGACAGTTCGACACTCAGAACGTCCGCAACTTCGTCAACTACAGAACCAACAGCTTTGCTGGCACCATCACTGGTACTGGCTACCTTAAGTTCGGCAAGAACCTTCTTCTTGGCGGCGGGGCTCTGTACAACGATACGGTCATCAATGGCAACCTCAAGGGCTTGATTCCGTCCTCGACGACCACGTTTGTTCCTCTGGTCGGCGGCGGGTTCCAGTTCAGCCGTGATCGCATTACGGCCCTCTACGAGCTTCCGGGTCGTTCGGCAACCAACCAGCGCACAGTTCTTCTACACAATGAAATCTACGTGACGAAGAGCGGTCGTGTGCGCTTCACTCAGGATGTCGCGGGCAATTCTTCGGTCAACCAGTTGACTGCCAGCGGTCTTTCCCTGAGCCAGCGTATCAGCGGGGCCAAGGGCTCGGCTGGTATTAAGTTCGTGTTCTAAGGATCGCTCGATCCTGTAAGTCAGAGCCGCCCGTTCTGGGCGGCTTTTCTTTTTTCCCAATAAAACCCTGAAATCCAGTATTAAGACATGAAGAGGAATTTCTCGCATGTCTACAGGCAAATCAAAAGCTGGCCGCGACGAGTTGACAGTACGGGTTCAACAGACGTTGAACCTCCCGACGAAAAAAGAAGCTGAACACATCATCAACGTGGTGGTCGCTGAACTGGAGCACACCCTGTTGAACAATCTTGCGGTGAATGGATTCCAACTGAAACTAAATTCTTTTGGCAAGTTCTCCATTCGCCACAAATCGGGTATTAGACGAAAGATACCCTTTACGGGCGAGATCAAAATGACGAATGCCAAGCGCAAAGTCAAGTTCATCACGCTCGGGGACCTGCGTAAGCAGGAAGTCGTAAAGTAAGAACAAATAAATAAAAATCGACCTGAGAGGAACAAACACCGTGAATCAATTCCAAGAAGACGAATTAGCCGATGTAAAACCCGTTGTATCCGACGCTGTTGCAAAGGCCCGTGCCGCCGCCGCAGCCGCCGCGAAAGCACTCGCGGACGCCGAAGCCGCTGTAGCCGCACCCGCAGCGCAACCACAAGCCGCAGCAGTAGCACAGCCGCAAGCCGCTGCCGCAACTGCTCCTGCGAAGACAAAGACCGTCACCGAAGACGAACTCGACGAACCGACTCCGAAGGCAGCAGCCGCAGGGCACAAGGGCACCAAGGGTAACGCTCCCGCCGCAGCCGCCGACGAGGATGATCTGGACGTAGAATTCGGCGACGACAAGCTCGCCACACGTCCGAACATGCTGAACCGCTGCCGCCCCTCCGAAAAGGGTAAGGCCGTGCGTTTCGCGTTGCTACCATTCATCAAGCCGAAGAGCGCGAAGAACCACTTCGTCGAACTTCCGGGCAAGAAGCTGACTGCCCGCTGCTTGACTCCCGCCAACTCGCCCGACGCAGGCTATTGCTGCGCGAAGCTGGGTGAGGACGGCGAACTGCACGTCGCGGCTCTCGTTATCCGCTACACCAACGCGGACTCCAAGACGGGCGGCTACGACAAGGGCGCGGTCATCGAGTGGGAAGTTCAGTACGTTGATCTGACCCGTAGCAATTACCGTGCGGTCTCGCATTTGATCGACGAAATGGTCGAAGACAATCCGAACGTCAGCGTTTATGACATTGACATCGTGATGAAGCATGATCCAGATCGTGCTTTCGGCTATCAGTTCCAGCGCATCTCGCAAAAGGCCCGCTGGAAACAGAACCCTGAGCTTGTCGCTGAAGTCAAGGCGGCGGCTGACAAGTTCACCAAGGAAGACGGTAAGATTCTCAAGGGGCGTCTCGGCAAGAAGCTGACTCTCCAAGAGTGGAAAGCCCTACTGTCGGGTGTGGCGGCTGGAGCCGAAGAAGCTCGCCTCGACGACGTAGAGGACCTCTAGCGAAAAGAATTTTCCGACTTCCTCAGTATTAGACAGAGAGGTCGAAATGTTCATCTACTTGATTGTCAATCACACCACAGGGAAGTATTACGTTGGTCAACACAAGGGCAACAACCTGAAAAAGTATCTTCAGGATAAGTTTGCTGCCGCTAAGCGGAAAACCTCTGGCACGTCGCGTTTATTTAACGCTATGCGAGAACATACGGACCACGCTATTTGGTCTATCCACGCTCTGCTCTCCGACATCCAAACCCGTCCCGAGCTTGACGCTTACGAGCGAGACTTCATCGCCTTTCTTCGCTCTCAAGACCCCGAGTATGGCTATAACATCTGCCGAGGCGGGGAAGGGTTTACTGGACCTCACACCGAGCAATGGAAAGAGAAAATGCGGGTCCGTATGAAGGGACGTACTTTCACTCCCGAGGCGATTGCCAGAATGAAAGCTTCGCCTAAGACTGAGGTTCAACTTGCAAACCTCAACCGAAAAGGGTTCTTAAAACACTCGAAGAAAAGGAAAGTGTCACCAGAAGGCCGTGCTAAATTGAGTGCCGCTCATATCGGCAGGGGCATAGGCCCCAAACCTCAATGGGTTAAGGACAAAATCAGTACGGCTCTAAAAGGAAAATCGTCCCACCCAGCGGTCAACGTTGTCGATATGGTCGGACAAGTTTTCAACGGTATCGAAGTGCTCGAACGTGCTGGGTCGAAAAATGGAAAAGCCGCATGGTCATGTCGCTGTGTATGTGATAAGATATTCATAACCACTGGTGACAACCTCCGAAACGGGCACACCAAAAGTTGTGGATGTTTGACCAAAACATTCAAAGGCAATCAGTACACGAAAGCGGCAGCGGCATGAAAATTTTGGGCTGCGACTTCGAGACCACTGGCTTAAATCCCGAGACTGATCTAATCACCGAAATCGGAATGGTGATGTGGGACACCGATCTGCGGATGCCCATCAAAGAGATGGGTTACGTCGTGAACCCCGGGCTCGATGCGGTCTGGTCACCAGAAGTCCTCACTGTCAATAAACTTTCGCCCGAAGTCTGCGCTAAGTACGGCTACGAGTATGGACGTGCAGCCAAACAGTTCTTCCTCTGGTATCAGGAGGCAGACACCGCCTGTGCTCACAATGGCAACAAGGTGGAAAAGCCGTTCGTTAAGACGCTGGCCGAAAAGTACGGCTACGATTTTCAGCCAGATAAGCTCTGGATCGACACTAACACTGACGTGCCATATCCTCCGAAGATGAGCCACAAGCTCACATACCTCGCGGCTGACCACAAGTTCCTCAACCCATTCCCGCACACCGCCCTGAGCGATACCCTCACAATGCTCGTCGTGCTCGACCAGTATCCACTGGATAAAGTGCTGGAATTGGCCCGAAGCCCTATGGTGATCGTGAAGGCGCTGGTGACTTTCAACAACAACGAGCTTGCCAAGAAACGCGGCTATCACGCTGAATACAAAGATGGCAAGTTCGTGATGTGGTTCAGGGAGATGAAAGAGCTTTTCGTTGAGCAAGAGCGGGAAGAGTGTGCGGCTGCTGGTTTTTCGATTGAAGTAATCAAATAAATAGTGGCAAAATCGCTAACGATTTTGTTTGCCAACTTCCAAGAACCTGAGTATTATAGTAATATGTGACTCACGTCACAGTTTCGGGGGATCAATGAAGTTTAACAGAGTTCTTCAACTCGTAGTGCCGTTTCTCCTTCTGGCCGTGTCCGCCTTCGGCCAAAACACACCGACCGAACAGCCTTTCTTCTTCCCGAAGGGCATCCAACAGTACGCTACCGACCCACTCAAGCAGCACCAAGAGTACGAACATCTTTTCCAAGCGACGTGGGCCTGTAATCAGGGCGGCTCTGGGTGGAATCTCGATCCCGGTTCGGATAGCTATTCCGTCGTGACGGATGTGGTGAGCACAAGCAGCGTCACCGAGAACCCCACCAAGCTGAAGATCATCATCGACCACGCCTACAAACAGCCCGATGGGACCTACCGCTACACGTCCCTCTGCGACCAGTATTTTGTCAGCGAAGCTCAGATGAAGCTTGTCGTGGACACTCTTACGAAGCTCACCGTCATCGCTGCCGAGCGCGACAATGCGTTTTATCAGAAGGTCGCTGAGCGATCCATCGAGGTTCGAGCCGCGAAGCTCGGGATCAAGAAGGAAGAGCTAATTGCCCAGCTTGATGAACAAGTCCCGGGATATGGCATCACCTTCCGCGAATTGCACCGACTGCCGAAGCCCAGCAAGGCCAGCGATTTCATTCCTCGTGAACTGCACCTTGGCTACAACCCGCCCCTCGGCGGCATCCTTGGCGTCACGTGGCTTAACACGGGCGTCATCTATTACAACCCCGAAGCGTGGATGACCGATTACGTTCACACCATCCCGTACATCATGCAACACGAAATGGTGCATGGCAACATCAACTTCGAGAAGTTCCCCATGAGCGAAGCGTTCGACGTGGAACTGATGGCCGACATGCCGTCTGTACTGTCTCCCGAAGACACGACAGACCTGCCGTCCCATGGGTATACGAAGGACCTCCGCGAGTTGGCTGAAATCTACTACGGATTCGATTGGGATCAGTACGAGAAGGATACGGTCAAGTTTAACTTCGAGGGCAACCTGTCGTTTGACGATTCGAACTTCCTGTACTACCACAAGCAGATCGAGACGATCAAAGCCGATATGCTCACGTTCTTCATGAATGTCACCATCCCCGAGTTCTATTCGGACCCGATGTGGTGGGGAGCGGTGAACGACATCCGTGGCGATAACAACTCGGTCTTCCGCATGACCTACGCTTTGCACTACAACCCAACGCTTCTCGGCGGTGCGAAACCGACGATGGAGTGGCTCAACGCCCACAGCGAAGAGATCAAAGAAATCGCTCAGCGGGCCTTCGAGAAGGGTCTGCGGGGCAATCAGGGCGGTATGGTGATGGGTGCAACTCCGTACTTGGTGGATCAGTACAACCGCGCATTCACCGCCGATGAACGCAAGAACATCGAAACGTATTTTACCAACCACCCCGAGAAGCTGGCTGAAATCCAGAAGATGCCTCCAGCGGAAGCACTTCAATTCCTCGGCACGTTCAAGACTTCCAAGAAGGTGACGCAATGAAATCGCTCCGCTCCCTAACCGCCGCAATTGCCCTGATGTTCGTACTCCTGTTGGTCGGCTGCGTGCCGCCATACCGTGCGGAGTTCGATAACGCTGGGAAAGATAAGCATTGGACGAAGAAGCAGACGCTCGCCGCCTTCGCCTATGCCGACCGCATCTGGTGGGCTCGTGAAGTTCAAGAGGGCAGCAACCAGTACGTCATCGTCTACGGCAAGGTGCCGACCGCAAAGGTCGCCTCGCAGATCGAGACCGTCCTGAAAGACTTGGATGAGTCCCTCGATCCGAACAACGCCGAAATGGTGCAGTATCTCGACACCTTCAAACTGCGTGCGGATTTGACGCACGAAGAGCAAATTACCAAGGCACAATACGCCCGCGTACACGCCGCTGATCTGGAGAACCAGTTCGAGCAGAAGATGGGCGACCGCCCCGAGTACGGCCCAGAAGCATTGATGGCTGGTGGGTACAATCTCCGCAAGATTTTCTTGGCGAAAGACGTATCGGAAGCGTTTCCCTTCAAGGCTAGTCAGATCGAAGGTGCGAAGGCTGATGGTTCCTTGAAGGAAATCGAATCCTTGGAATTGGAATACACCACCCCCTACGATCACAAAGCGAGCGACCCGAAGCACCCGGGCGACGAAAACGAATTCGTCTGGAAGCCTGCCAAGATGAGCATCCGTCTGACGAACTACAAGATCGTCACCGAGGATAAACCGCAGGACAACAAGGGTAACTACATCGAAGGCTACCGCGTAATCGACGGCAAGCAAGAGTCCAAGCCTGCCCTGAAAATCTTCTTCCCCTCTGGCGGTGAAGGTGCGGTTGTTTTGGTTGACACCGACCGCGAAGGCGAAGCGGGGTTTGGCGTTCCCGATATCCTTCAAGCTGTCTCCGACATCGAGAACGTGAAGGATGTCATCAACAACGGCAGCCTGCTGGCGACTCTCTTCCAAGAGAAGAAGAGCGAGAAGCGTGTTCTGCCGCCCCACAACCTGTTCAAGATCGAAATCTCCAAGGTAGATCAGCCCATCGATCAGTGGGAGAAATCGACCGACGCGAATGGCTGGATTGTGCCCTTCAAGTACGTGACCACAATGGGCGACAACTACAACGTCCGCATCAAGTTCAAGAGACCGAAGATCGATCCAAGCAATCCGGGTTACCCCGATGCCTCTCATGCCCACAGCATGTTCATGGAGATCGAGTACGTCGCCAAGGAATACACCAAAGCTGGTGAACGCTACGAGGCTTCCCCGGGGCAGGTGATCGAATACTACCGTCCCAAGGGTATCTTCGCGGGTAGCACGGAAGCGAAGGTGCTCTACAACGACAGCACCAAGAAGATTTCATTCGAGTTCGAGAACGGCGATGAAGTCAACGGTGTCGTGGGTACGGGCTCGAACAAGTTCATCGAAGACAAGCCCTACGCTATTTCTTACACCGAAGGCTCCAAGCGGTGGTGGATTCAGTCGTCAGACGGCAGCAAGTTCGACAAGCGTAAGCAGGTGTCCCCGCCCAAGGAACGCACGGGCGAGTACGATGACTCCGAAATGATCGAGGCCCAACGTGGCAGTCAGCCCTAGGATGAAGACGGGCCGATGGACATGAAGGGTAAGGCCCCTAAACAGTAATCTACCGTGACGGGTAAAAGGCAGGGCTTTCGGGCTCTGCTTTTTCTTTTTTACGGGTATTAAGTAGTATGTGCATTTTCCGCGAGCATTTCAACCTCTGCAAATGCGGCTGCCCCGAGATCGTTCATGAGGAGCCGCCATTTTTACAGGCTTGCATAGCATCGGAGTACGGGCTTACGCCTCCCACACGCGGTAAGTGCCTCGGGGACGTACCGCTTCTCTTGAGTGTTCAAGAGGTTCAGAAACTCATAGAGGAAGCCAAGGCTAGGGGTGAAACCAAGATCGCTATCACCAAGCCCTGCGACTGCCAGAAGTTCGACCCCCTCTTCAAGCCGATGTGCACTGGATTTGGAGCCTAAATGCCGAAGAAAGAAATTCCCCTCATTATTCCACCCAAGGTCGAAGAGATTGACCGCTGGGTCATCCTCGGATTAGACCCGTCCATGAGCCGCACGGGGTACGCCATGCTAGACGTTTACCCCGCAACTGAAGCCCCCGCGACCGTGGCTAAGTGGATTCTGGCAGGCTCCGTCAAGTCAGACACCATCGAAAACGGGATGCATCCGCGCAATACGATCTGGCTTCGGGCGAAGTTGATGGCTCTCTACCTTCGTAGCCTTCTCGAAGCCTTGGTTCAAAGCTATTCGCCCGACATCCTGAAACGCACGGGACTCATCATCAGCATGGAATTCCCCACGCCGATGAATGACTATCTCGTCGCTTTGAACAGGATCATCCATCTGGTGTTCTTCGAGAATGGGGCGGCGAACAACAGCCCCGTCCAGTTCGGGCAGGTTCGCATCATGTACACGAACGCGGCAACCCTGCGGTCTCTCATGGGGCTTACGTCTCGGGGTGCCAAGAACAAGGCCGAGAACATCATCAGAGCCTATGACTTCATCGGCAAGGCGGATTACCCGGAGTTGGATACCGACTCCTGTGATGCGGTCCTCCTGAGCATGATGGCCCGCCACGCGGCGTCGATCATTATGGGGTGCGCTTCTGAGGTCCCTCAGAACTTCCTGAATTCGCTCTGCAACGCAACACAAGAGGTCAAGGGCAAGGGGCGCAATGCCCACGTCGTGACCAAAGGACTTTTGCACCGAATCGAGTATTGGTATATGTACAAGCGGCAGGGGTATGATGCCTGCATCAAGAACGCGGCGATTCCCAAGAAGTCCCTATCCCGCGAGAAGTTCTATCTGTAGTCGGAGGAAAACGTGCCAAAGAAATCAAAAGTGGAAGTAAAGGGCGTAGATTTTCAAGCGGTACGGTCGCTGAGCGCGAAAGAGCGGTGCGCTCTGTTCGCCAAAGCCCGTGCGGGCAACAAGAAGGATTATCGGGTCGTTGACCCCAGCGTGGCGGAAGAGCGGATTCCGTATGGGTTTGTCACGCTCGACGACGTGTGCGGCTTGGACGGTATGCCCCGCCGTGGCCGTGTAATCGAGATTCACGGAAACGAGCACAGCGGCAAGTCCACCCTGACCTACGGCATCGTCAGTGCTTACCAGAAGTTCACTGGTGAGCCCGCCGTCATCTTCGACTTTGAGCGTACTGGCGACTGGAACTACCTCCACAAAATCGGCGTCAGTGATGACGGTTGCGAACTCATCATGCCCGACAGCATTCAGGACGCGGAAAAGCGCACCCTCGAATTCATGGAAAGCGGCGTCCGCCTGTTCGTTTTCGATTCCATCGTCCGTATGCGTGAGGAAGTGGAACGCAAGATCGTCATGGATGTCAAGAAATCTCACAAGACTACGCCGGGTGAACACGCCCGTGCAATGGAATGTTTCTTCAAGAACATGTTGACCCCTGCGGCCCGTTACGATTGTGTGTTCCTTATGGTCAACCAACCGCGTGCCCGCATCGAATCTACGCAGGATGCCCAGTACGCCATCAAGTACCCATCCTTCACCAACCTGCCCTACATTCTCCCGGGCGGCAAGACCTGCCGTTTCACGCCTAGCGTGATGATCGAGACGATGACCCACAAAGCGATTCGTGCAGGCAGCGAACAGGAAGATGCCTTCCTGCTTGAACCCGGAACTGGTGTCAAGGGCGACAAGCAAGACTTCGCCGCGACCCGCATCAAGGTCCGCATCCTGAAGAACAAGACCAACGGCGGCGGCTACCGCGAAGGCGCGATGTACCTGCGTAAGGACATCGGCTTCGACGACAACGTTACCGTCCGCGAGCTTGCCCGTGATTACGGCTTCATCAGCAACGTGGGCAAGAAGTGGTACGTCGGCAAGTCGGCTGAAGAAGCCATCGCTGGCTACCCAGATCAGGAAGCGGCCATTGACGATCTCGTCATCAAACAGAACCCTGATGTGCTCGCCAAGCTGCGAGTGCTGGTCAAGGAAGCTGTCCGCAACGACGAAACGGGACGCCATCTCTCAGAGGTTGACGCGGAGACCGAGCGTTACATGACGGGTTTGGACGACGACCATGCCGTCGAAATGCCCGCTCGTGCGGCGTTTGAGGTCGAGGAAGATTGATGACTGAAAAATTCCGACTTCCTAGTATTAAGTATGGAGGTCGGAATGTTCATTTATCTGATCGTCAACCACAGCACCGAGAAGTATTACGTAGGTCAGCATAAGGGCAACAATCTGAAGCAGTATCTTCAGAAAAAGTTTTATGAGGCTGACAAACGATTAGGCGGTCAGTCCCGTCTCTATGCCTCCATGCGAAAGCATGGCCGTGATGTTTTTACCATCCACGCTCTCCTCTCCGATGTTCAGACCAAGCCCGAACTCGACCAGTACGAACGTGACTTCATCGCCTTCCTTCGTTCTCAAGACCCTGAGTACGGCTATAATGTTTGTCGAGGCGGCGAAGGGTTTACGGGTCCGCATTCCTCTAAAACACGAAAGAAAATACGGACGACCTTACTGGGACGCAGGCATACCCCTGACGCCATAGCTAGAATGAAAGCAAACCCAAGAACTGAAAAACAACTGGTTAACCTCAATCGGAATGGATTGCGGTTCATGACCGATGAGACACGTGAAAAGCTTAAAAACAGACCACAAAATTCACAATTCGGGACTTGCTGGATTCAACTCAATGGAGTTGAGAAGAAAATCAAAATGGCGGAATTGAATCTGCATCTCCAACAAGGCTGGGTTCGTGGTCGTACTCGATTAGCGAAGTTTAAGAATAAAAGATTTGTCACCCCCTGACACCAGACGAATCGAGTATTAAATCAATATGGCACACGATTCGA